GACACCCTCGATAGTATCTTTAGCAGTGATATGGCTATTGGCAAATATGTCGCACAGAGGGCTGGTATCGGTATTAATGCGGGGAGAATCCGTGGCATCAACAGTAAAATCAGAGGGGGAGAAGTTCAGCACACAGGTGTTGTCCCCTTCCTTAAAAAATTCGAAAGCACTGTTAGATGCTGTACTCAAAACGGTGTCCGAGGAGGGTCAGCTACTGTCCATTTTCCTATCTGGCATCAGGAAATCCAAGACATCATCGTCCTCAAGAACAACAAAGGAACAGAAGACAACCGAGTCAGAAAGTTAGATTATAGTATTCAGATCAGTAAGTTATTCTATGAAAGGTTTATCAGGAATCAGGAAATCTCGCTTTTTTCTCCCCATAATTGTCCTGACTTGTATGAGAGTTTTGGGACCGATAGGTTTGATGACCTATATTGCAGTTACGAAAGGGACGAATCCATCCCCAGAATTACAGTTAAAGCAAAAGAATTAATGCTTGACATCCTCAAGGAGAGGGCAGAGACAGGTCGTATATACATTATGAATATCGATCATTGCAATGAGCACTCATCCTTTAAGGATAAAGTTAACATGAGTAACCTATGTCAAGAGATTACTCTACCTACTGACCCTATCAATCATATAGATGATGAAGGAGGAGAGATTGCACTCTGTATTCTATCTGCTATCAACGTAGGTAAGATAACAAACACAGATCAGATGGATGAACTCTGTGACCTTGCTGTTCGTGGACTAGAAGAACTAATAGACTATCAAAACTATCCTGTAAAGGCAGCAGAACGTAGCACCATAGCACGCAGGTCATTAGGTATAGGATACATTGGTTTAGCACATTATCTTGCTAAGAATGGTGTCAAGTATGATGACCCTGCTGCATGGCAGATGGTTCATGACCTAACAGAATCATTCCAATACTATCTACTGAAAGCATCTAACCAACTTGCTCAGGAGAGAGGAAGATGTGCAGGATTTGATGACACAAAATATGCTGATGGAATACTACCTATCGATACATATAAGAGAGATGTAGATTCTATAGTACCTCATAACCTCAAGCATGATTGGGATAGTCTTAGGACTCTTATCACCACCCACGGTCTCAGGCACAGCACATTGTCCGCACAGATGCCTTCGGAGAGCAGTTCCGTTGTGTCAAATGCAACCAATGGAATCGAACCACCTAGAGACTACTTGTCCATTAAGAAATCAAAGAAAGGACCACTTAAGCAGATTGTTCCGTCTTATCAATCACTAAAGAATAACTACACACTACTATGGGATATGCCATCTAACGAGGGTTACATCAATGTCGTAGCAGTGATGCAGAAGTTCTTTGATCAAGCAATAAGTGGTAACTGGTCATATAATCCAGAGAACTATCCTGACAATGAAGTTCCTATGGATGTGATGGCAAGAGACTTCTTGACTACCTATAAATTAGGATGGAAAACTTCTTACTATCAGAATACATATGATGCTAAGAAGGATGTTGATGAACCTGCACATCCAATCGGATGGAAGGATGAACAACCACATGAGGACAACGAGGGTATGTATCTAAATAATCTCGTTGATGAAATATTATCTGGTGATGAATCAGAATGTGAGGCATGTAATGTTTAGTGCAGATCTAAAGGCAGGGACTAAGAAGTCCCACTCGGCAGCAGAAAATACTAAGTTTGTTGGTGCTTTCCTCCGAGGTGTAGTGGATGAAGAAGAGTATAAGAAACTAATAACTAACTTCTTCTATGTCTATAGCACGATGGAAGAACTGATAAAGGATACAAAAGATCCTATTGCTTCTATACTTAAGAAGTATCAGGTAAAACTAAATCGTACTGCATTTCTTGAGCAGGATCTTAGATATTTCTATGGTCCTATGTGGAGGAATGATGTATATAAAGGTGAGTCTGAAGCATGTAAGACATATATTCATAGACTTAATGAGGTTGCACAGAATGATCCTTATCTTCTTGTAGCACATCATTACACTAGATATATTGGTGACCTATCAGGTGGTCAGATATTAAAGAACATAGCAGAGAAGGCATTAAAACCTCCAAAGGGAGCAGGTCTACACTTCTATGAGTTCCCTTACATAGATGATGCTAAAGCATTTAAGACAGAGTATCGTGCTGCTTTAGATGAACTACCACTTGACGAAAGTCAAAAGAATGCTATGATCGCAGAAGCGAACTACGCATTTAGACTCAACATGTATTTGTTTGACGAGATACAAACCCGTGATAAGTATCCACTGCTTACATCACTCAAGGGATTATGGAAAGTGGCAACAGGTTTTATAGGAGGATAGATGGGTACAACAGTCTTTAATGCACAGAAGATTGACACAAAGAAACAACCAATGTTCTTTGGTGCACCTTTAGGAATGCAACAATACATTGATTATAAGTATCCTGACTTCGAACGTCTGTCACAATCACAACTAGGTTATTTCTGGAGACCTGAGGAGGTTTCACTACAGAAGGACAGAGCAGATTACAAAACGTTAAACGAACAGCAGAAACACATATATACAAGTAACCTCAAGTATCAGATCCTATTAGACTCTGTGCAAGGAAGAGGACCAGGCATGGCATTTAAACCATACTGTTCTTTACCTGAGTTGGAAGGTGCTATGAGTATATGGGAGTTCATGGAGGGTATTCACTCTAGATCTTACACCCATATTATTAAAAATGTTTACGCTGATCCAAGTGAAGTGCTTGACACTACCTTGGACGACGATAAAATAATAAAGAGAGCACAAAGTGTTACCGCAGCATACGATGACTTCATCGACACTGCACAAGAGTGGGCGGTTGGTAACATGTGGAAGGATGGATACAAACAATCCCCCACAGCAACTTGGACTCTACATGACATTAAACGAAGACTTTATCGAGCAGTAATCAATGTTAACATTCTCGAAGGTATTAGATTCTACGTCTCGTTCGCTTGCTCGTTTGCATTTGGTGAACTCAAGCTTATGGAGGGATCCGCTAAGATTATCTCTCTCATCGCACGAGACGAAAGCCAGCATCTTATCCTTACTCAAAAAATAATCCACAAGTGGAAGAAGGGTGACGATCCAGAGATGATAGAGATCGCCAAAGAGGAGGAGGATAACGTCAGAGAGATGTTCCTCAAGGCAGTTGATGAAGAAAAAGATTGGGCAAGATACCTTTTCGAAAAAGGATCTATGATTGGACTCAATGACAGACTATTATGTCAGTACATAGAGTGGATTGCTAATCGTAGAATGAAAGCCATAGGACTTAAACCAGAGTTTGATATCTCAGCTAAGAACAATCCGTTACCGTGGACAAATCACTGGCTAAATAGCAAAGGTCAGCAGAATGCACCACAGGAGACCGAGATTGAGTCTTATGTTGTCGGAGGTATCAAACAAAATGTTAATGAAGACACGTTTGCAAACTTTGAGCTCTAACTTAACCAACTGGTTTAGGAGCAAAGTTATTGACAAGACGACCATGGAAGAAGAATCATTCTTACCAAGAGAACAAGGTGATTGGCTCGCTGAGAGACCCTCATCGTGGTATTATGGACCACTTGAGTTTCCTCCGTGCTTTACGCAGGGACTTGAGACGGACACGTCCGATGGGTTTACCGAACAGGATTAAGAAAATGTAAACTTGCATAAATAGTTTTGTCATGCTATCATGACATTACGTTCATCTTGATACAGATCAAGACGCAAGTAAGCCGACACGGAACGGATCGTTCATCACTATGTACCCCATCATTCTAGCTACAGCTCTTGCTTGTTCCGATGCACTCTGGTTAGCAGAGGGTGTCAGGACTAATAGGGATTTAACTAACGAACAAAAGGAAGAACTCGTTGAGGTCTTTCTAAAAGGATGTGTGGAAAGTAGTGACGCAAATGCCGACTGAAGGAACGGGGATTAAACCACCCTACTTTCAGGAGAAAGCAAATGACCAAAGTCACATACAGAGGAGTACCATATGACTCCGAAGAGTACAAGCAGAAAGTACTCGAAGAAGCTACACAAGAACGTAACTTCGAACTCATGTACAGAGGAACAGCATTCACGAAAAAGCGTGCACCAGTTCCACAACCTGCACAATGATTCTAAAGGAGGGGTTGACACCCTCCTTTTTTTATGCCATAATAACTTCGTGCCTGATCAGCACATTGGGTGTGACTGAATAAACTTACTGGCATATAGCTGGTTAAGGTGATACGACACAGGTGGTGCTGCTCCTAGGGAACTAGGAGAATCGACTTACCAGTCGGGTCGTAGGCAGAGATGATTTCTAAACTGTAGAAATGCCCATCTCTTGTTGGTATACAGGATTCCAACCACCCTCCTTACTAAATAATGCAACGACAAAAAGAGCAATGAAAATCTTCCTAGACAGTAGCAACGTTGATGAGATTACTAAAGCAGTTGATACTGGTCTGATTGATGGAGTAACTACAAACCCCTCCCTCATGCTTAAAGCAGGGGAAGATCCAACAGAAGTACTAAAACAGATTTGTGATTTATTCTCATGGGATGCATCTGTTTCTGCTGAAGTGTCTGGAGACACCTCTGAAGAGATGCTAGACATGGCAGACGAGTATATTAATATACATCCAAGCATTACTATCAAGGTTCCATGTAATATAGAAGGACTTAAAGCATGTAAAGACTTAAAGTCTGATGAGATACCAGTTAATGTAACTCTTATCTTCTCTGTAGCACAAGCAATACTTGCTGCTAAAGCAGGTGCAAAATATGTGTCACCATTTGTAGGTAGAGTACAGGATAATAATTTTGATGGTGTCAAACTTGTTGGAGATATTGTAAAGACATTTGAGACACACGAAAGAGACACACAGATACTTGCTGCATCATTACGATCAGTTTATGATGTGTCAAGTTGTTTCCAAGTTGGAGCAGACATAGTTACTATGCCACCTAAATTATTCTGGGGTATGTACAACCATATCCTAACCGAGAAAGGTTTACAAATCTTTAATGCAGATTGGGCGAAAGTCAAAGAGATCATTAAAGAACGTGAAGTTTAAAGTACAGTTTCAGCAACACCTCCATGGGCGAGGAGACTTTGGTAACGAGGTCACCCATGGTTTAACTTTCCATGAGGAAGTTATATGTGACACCAAAGATGAGGTAAAAGAAATCATCTACAAAAGACATGGTAAGAATCTGTACATTAAATCTATCATCGAAGATCCCATCCAAAACAATTACAACATAGGTAAAACAGGGCATGAATTATGATGCAGTAAAAGAAATCGCTAGTGAACTAAAGACTCTAGCATTAAGATTAGATGATGCTCTTAAAGAGAATCCAAACGTATACATTCATCCATGGTATGATCAAGACAAAAAGGAGAAGAAATTCGGGTACGACAAACTCGACAACGATGGCGGTGAGTTCTGAGCAACTACTCAGAATATATCTTGCTGCAAGAAGACCAGTTCTAAAATACAAACCCCCTCGTAACGCACACAACGCAAATCTTTATGGATAAAATTCCAGTACTAGATTGCATAGCAAAGGATCATTATGATCTGCCACCTCAGGTAAGAGAGAAGATCTTATCTTTGATAGCAGAGTCTGGTGATCCTCCTTTAGATGATGGGACATCATACATTTCTAAGTATGATTTTAATGACTCATTTGATTTCGATAGAGAGTGGGTGGAAACAATCAAACCATATCTCTTTAAAGCATTAACCAAGACCATGGATGAACTAGGGTACTTGGATTTTTCTGTAGATCAAATATGGTATCAACAATATGAAAAAGGATCGAATCATGTTTGGCATATTCATGGCAGACATTTTACTGGTGTGTATTATCTGGAGTTTCCTAGTGGATCGGCTCCCACTCAGGTAGTATCTCCTTTCACTATGCAATCTATGACATTGGATTGTAAGGAGGGAGATCTAATAGTATTCCCATCTCATTGGACACATCGTGGCATGAAGAATACATCAGATCGTAAGACAATTATCTCTTACAACATCAACATACATAGATGTGTACCAGAAGAACTTATATTATGAGACCACAAAGTGCCAAAGCTAAAGGACGTTTGTTTCAGCAGTGGGTCAGAGACCAACTGATAGAACACCGTGAGATACATCCAGATGACATAGAGTCTAGGAGCATGGGTGCAGGTGGTGAAGACTTAATAATGGCAAGGGATGCTAGACAAAAGTTTCCCTTTAGTATAGAATGTAAGAACCAAGAGAAACTCAATGTGTATGAAGCATATGCACAGGCACAGGCAAACTCTGGAGACCATGAGCCAGTCTTATTCATGAAGAAGAATAGAAAGAAAGCTCTTGCTGTTGTTGACGCTGAATGGTTTATTAAAAATGTTTCTAGTTCCAATTGAGAGTTTCCATATCCCTGAGTGGGACAAGTGGAAACCAAGAATTCTAAGTGAATTAAAGGGTGGTAGTACCCTAGCAACCATATCCTCCAGTGGTAGAGCGTCTTTTGACGACATGGAGTCAGATTTTTATGATAATAATAAGCGTGGAGTGTTACCAGACTACTATTACCTTGTTAAAGAGGCATTAGAACCCATCCTAGATGAGTTTCAGGAGGACTATCCAATACCATTGCGTATCATTAATATGTGGTACCAAGCTACTCGAAGTGGAAAGATGCACGGAGTACATAATCATGGTCCTGTTGGAGTGTCAGCAGTAATGTATGTGGACTTCGATCCTGTTATACATAAACCTACTACATTCTATTCACCCTTCCCTGATTGGATTAATGGTGAGGTACAAGAGTTTACTCCCGAAGTAAAGGAAGGTGACATAGTATTCTTCCCATCATTTGTACATCACTGTCAAGATCCTAATCAGAGTGATAAGCAAAGGGTTGTTGTTTCTATGAACTTTGCAGGTAAAGGACAGGGTATGCTAAGAGAACCAGAACCTTTGAGTATAAGTAGAGGACCAGTATGAACTACAGAGATCGTTATGTAACAGTTGAGCTAGAAGATGATGAGTTTACTAGGATCAAGGATGTAATAGGTACTCCAGAGTATGAAGAGACAGAGATCGATGGTGTAAGGACATCAAAGGTATCCTTTATCGAATCTCAAACACTCAATGATGTTGTACAATCTTATTGCACAAGAGTAAATGAAGCAGCGAACTGGTACTTTGATATAGATTTCTTAGAACCATTACAGATCACCAAGTATGAGGAAGGTGATAGATATGATTGGCATCAAGATGAATCAGAGTGGTGTAGGAATAAAAGACCTAATGAAAAGATTCGTAAGATATCTTTCACTCTCCTATTAAATGAGGACTTCGAGGGTGGTGAGTTCGTACTTATTAACCAAGAGATACCCCTCAAGGCAGGTACAATGATCTTCTTCCAATCAGATGACTATCATCAAGTCAATCCTGTTAAGAAAGGAGTCAGAAATTCTTTAGTCGGATGGATACAAGGACCAGCATGGAAGTAACCAAACTAAATCCAGATCCAATACTATATGATGGTAGGATTGCACATCCTGCTACTGATTTCATTTACATGGAGGACATGGATGAGAAGATAGTAGATGGTTTAATAGATTTCTATCACAACCAAGAGATATTTACTACATGGCAAGGTGAAACCATTGGTGATGATGGTCAAGGATTATATAATGCAGAGATCAAAGACTCAATGGATACAGCAGTGTTCGTTGGTATTAATGACCTCAGAGTATCAGACTTTGTAGGTGCACTTAATGATGCAGCAAATAGATACGTTGATAAGTTTCCACTTGCTGCTAAGACTACAGTCTGGAAGATAGAAGAGTTCTTTAACTTACAATACTATAAGCCTGGTGGTGGCTACCACCTATGGCATTGTGAACGTCAATCATCTTCACGAGCGTCCACATACAGACATCTTGTATGGATGACATATCTTAATGACGTTCCTGATGGTGGCACCGAGTGGTTCCATCAAGATCTTTATGTTCCTGCCAAGAAATGCAGGACAGTTATCTGGCCGTCTGATTGGACACACCACCACCGAGGTAGGAAGTCAGATACTTCAGAGAAAATTATAGCTACTGGATGGTTCCACTTCACATAACTGTCACAATACTGTAGCAAAAACCATGAGGTGTAGGTATCAACACCTAGGGGGCTTGACAGAAATTTAATCTTTGCTATATAATTATGTAACAGTTCTTTACACAACTTAACATGACAACTTCTTCACGAGCCAGACTTGGCATCACTAACGAAGATGGTGGAAGACAAAACATGTTCGGATCAGAACCTCCAATCGAGGTGATGGAAGGATATGATTACTGGAAGAACGCAGAACTAATCAATGGTCGCCTTGCGATGATTGGATTTGCAGCAGCAGTAATAAACTATGGTCTATTCGGATGGATCGTACCAGGTATCGTTTAGATACTAAGGTCTCTTACACCCCTGCATGGGCAGGAACTTTCTAACCCTATTAAAAATCAAAGAAAAGGAGCAAACAAATGACACCAGAAGCAGAAAAGTTTAACGGATGGATGGCTATGCTAGGATTCGTAGCAGCAGTCGGAGCATACGTCACCACAGGTCAAATCATTCCAGGTATATTCTAATGAATGATTCCACACAAAAAACAATTGCCGAAAAACTCAACGGAAGAATAGCAATGCTCGGCATCATTGCAGGTATCGGAGCATACTTAACCACAGGACAACTCATTCCAGGTTACGTCTAATGAATCATCCAGTACCATTAAAGTTAGTACCATACATCTTTATGGTAGCAGCAAGTCTAAGTACCATCGCAAATACAGTTAGTGTATGACTGATCTCGCATTCGAAACCAATACATTCTCTCCATTTCTAGCAATCCTTTGGTGTTTCTATCCAATTGGAGCGTTAGTTTTGATAGAGTTATTGTTGCGTGCGTTTCGTAATGATGATGACGATGATCTGGGCGGTGGAAAGGGTGTCCGTGTGACACAACTACAAACTGTCCCATCAGGTGCTTGACAGAGTAGAAATACCTATATATTATATTAATAAGTATTTCTACCAGGCTATGCAACACTTAATTTTTATTGCTATAATAGGAGCATACATATTCAGTAATGTAGGCTCCTTTTTCTATGCTTAATTATGATTGACTCTTACCGCTACGACAACTCTGATCTATTAGACCAAAGAAAGTTTGCTTTGGCAGCAATCACACAGTTTAATCAGATCGATAGGGAATCTTATGAGTTTTGTGATAAGGTAATACAAACAGGAGTGATTGGAGAATTGATAGAGAAGTATTCGGAGGGAGGTAATATGATGGAAGCATTTAAAGAAGTCAACGAACTCTATAAGGACCACCTAAAAAACTGTCCATAGGCATTTGACAAATTGTAAAGTTTTATATATAATGTTAGTGTCTTCGGACCTATATTCCCCCTGACCAAGACTAAACGGGGTTACAATTAGTCTTTTTATACCAACTCTATAAATCGTTCTTTTAATTTCAGATGACAACAATCTCAAGAAGAGAGCAAGGTCTACTGTCAGGATGGAGTGAGTTTTGTGAGTGGGTTACAAGTACAAACAACAGACTTTATGTCGGTTGGTTTGGAGTTTTAATGATTCCTTGCTTGTTAGCTGCTGCTACTTGCTTTATCGTGGCATTTATTGCTGCTCCTCCCGTAGATATCGACGGGATTCGTGAACCTGTTGCAGGTTCATTCATGTATGGTAACAACATCATCTCTGGTGCTGTCGTTCCATCTTCCAACGCTATTGGATTACACTTCTACCCTATATGGGAAGCTGCCACACTAGATA